TCACGGATCAGCCGTCAGATTGGGGAAATGATGGTGCGTCTTGTCCCAGGATAGCGGCTTGCCGAGCAGTGATCGGGCATAGAGCGAGATGGCGCGCTGGGTCGCCATGATCGCAATGAGGTTGGCGAGAAAGGTGCGCGGGATCGCGCCCAATCCATAGCGCCAGCCATAGGCATGGCCGACGAACATAGCGCGCATCAGGGCCCGCCACATCATCAGGACGAAGTTGAGCCGGAGGAGTGCATCAACGGCGGGCGAGGGTGGGCGATGATAGGCTGGCTGGAACTGGGCCACGATCCACAATAGCGGCCATAGCAAGAAGGCGGTATAGGCCGCGCACAGTATCAGGGCCGCGACCGCCGCCCGCCGATCCCGCAGACGCATCCATAGTTCCGCGGTGCCGCCACGCCAGCCCATGCGGTCCCACCCCGCCAGTGAAATGCCGACGATCCAGCGCGCCTTCTGCTTGATCGCCGCCTCCATCGTGTCGGGGAAATATTCGCGGGTCGCGACCAGATTGCCGTTCGCATCGCGAATACGCACGAAGACGCCATGGCCGCCGCCGTCGCGTATGCGTAATCCTGCTTCATAATCTTCCGTTAAAGACGAAGGGTCGAACGGCCCATGTGCAGGATTGTCGGCCAAAGCAGCCAGCGCATCGCGTTCGAAGGCGCAGGCGACCCCCGCCGACGGGACTGACGCGCCCAGCGCTTCGCGCACGGTCAGATATTTCCCATGGCTCTCGGCAAATTCATCGCAATAATGATTGGTTATTGCTCATTACGATTTTGCCTTGCATTTCAGTTGTTTATTTCGGCAGTTTTCCATTAGCCGCGCGGTTTTCCCGTTCTTGTTCTGTCTCTGTCCATTTGCCAATCGCCCGCGCGGCTAGTTTTGGCTGGCTCCGCGCCTTGCCGTAATGTTCTAACATCGACAGGGATTTGTGCCCGGTGATCGCGGCAACCTCCGCCGCCGTGCATCCTGCCTCGAACAACTCGTTCGTTGCATTCTTCCGCAGTCCGTGAGGCGTGAAGTTGCCACCCCTCTCGCGAGTGAAGGCTTGGCACCATTTCAAGAAAACCTTGGACGTGAGCGCAGCGCCCTGCCTGTTGGATAGAATAAATAGGTGGCGATCGGAACGCTTCGCCGTCGCCAGCGCAGCCACAAGGTCGGGGTGCATCGCGATCTCTACAGGCGTGCCGGTTTTCTGCTGGCGCACCCGAATATAGCCGCCCTGAATGGCATTCCATGTCATCGCACAAACGTCGCCGGGGCGCTGGCCGGTGTAGAGCGCAAGATGGACCGCTAAGCGAAACAACGAGTCATCGCTTCCTTTTGCCGCGTTCAAGATATGCTCTGGCCAGGGCTGGCGCTCAGTCCGATTGCCGTATGCGTCGATGCCCGCTGTCCAGTCCACAAGGCCACGTTTCCGCTTGGCCGCAAACTTGTAGAGGACGCGCAGGATCGTCAACATCATGTCAGCAGCGCCCGGTGTGTCGGCGTTCGCATCCATGACGCGCTCTTGAATGTCCTCCGGGGTCATTTCAAACAATGGCGCGTCAGAATAAGCGACTAGCAATCGGTCCAGATAGCGGTCGTAGGAAAGCCGGGTATTCTCCGCCAGACGCTTGTAGGCGTCCGACTGGCGATAGCGGGCTACCATTGCCCCGAACGCGCCTTCGCGCTTGTTCTCCGTGATGCGGGCTGCGGTGCGCTGGTAGTGGGCCAACTTGCGCATGAAGCCGTCTGCATCCTCATAGGGGGAGGGAAGGCGCACCCATGGCGCACCCGGCTCTACCCGCGTCCAATACCAATAGCGTTTGCCCTTGGCTGTTTTTACGCGAACACCCGGCCACATTGACTTAGACACGGTTGGGTGCCCTTTCCTGCCATTTGCGCTTTGCCTGCGCGCCAGCCTTGATCGCCTCAATGCTGGCGTCCAGGTCCACGATGTCCCAAGCGGGTGCGCCGCTATGAAAGAAGGGCGGCGGCATATCGCCACATTGCACAGCCGCCAGAAAATCGCGCTCTGAGCGATAGCCAGCATAGTCCGCCGCGCCTTGTGCGCGTTGGACTCTCTGCCATCGGGGTTGACCGCGTGATGCCATCAGCCAGCCGCCACCGTCATCAACTCGGTGCCTTCGCGCCGCCCAAGCTCTTTCACGTCGATGATGTTGTGCGCCCGGCCGGAATAGGAAACCCGGTCCAGCACCGTCACGCCGTCGAGCCAGCGCAGCCGGAATAGCACCCGCTGTTCGGCCTGCACCGCTGCCGCCGCGAAGAACTCGCGCCCGCCCTGCTGCACCACCTGAGCGGGCACGGTCGCCCAATCCGCCCAAGTTTCGACAGAGCCATAGCCGTCATCAACCAGCGTCACGCGCTGGATTGTCACTGTGCGGTCGAGTGGCCCCGCCTTCATAGGTCCAGCACCCGCAAAGGCTGGATCAACATGCGCTCGCCCTTCGCCTCCGGCACCATTTCGCGGCTGTCGAAGTAGGCCGCCACGCGGGCCAGCACGGCCAGCCGCAGTCTTGCCGGGGCTTCGCCCTCGCCATCCCAAGCGTCAGCATATTCCGCGACGGCATCGGTTGCGGCTGCGATCAGGGTTTCAAAGATCACGTCCTCGTCCGTGCTAAGGACGCGGCAAAAGGCTTTCGCTTCTTCCATGGTGACAATATTAGCCATTATCCGGTTCTCCCTGATTTACAGGGGCCGGTTCGCCCTCGCTGGCCTTTCGGCGATTCCAGCCTTCAATTTGGCGCACTTCGTCGGGGTCGAGAACGCCAGCGTCCAGCGCGATCTTGTGTGCTGCCCAGCGGGTTTCAGGATCGCCGCGAAGGAAGCCGGACAGATCCAACTCCAACTCATAAGGGCTGTTCGTCGGAAAGACTGAGCGGGCAAATTCCGCCTCGATCTTGCGCGCCCACGGTGCCAGGCAGAATGTCGCAAACCAGCGGCCCGCCGTCTCGCTGTTCGTGAAGGTGTTGTGCGAATAGTCCTGCACGATCGGCGGCGGCACCTGAAACAGCCGACAGATTTCTTCCACGCCGAATTTCCGGGTTTCCAGCAGCTCGGCATCCTCTGGCGAGATTTGCGCCGCCTTCCATGTCAGCCCGCCGTCCAGAATCAGCGTGCTGCCTGCGTTCGCTGCGCCTTGATGGCGAGAGGCAAAGGCCGTGCGTAGATCGGTGCGCTGCACTGGCGTCAAAGCCGCCGCGCTTTCGATCACGCCGCTAGGGGTTGCCGCATTGCCCAGGAAGGCGTTGGCATGGCTGTTCGCCGCCTGCACGCCCGCGACCGTCTCAGCCGCCCTTGAAAGGCGCGAGCGTCCGATAAGGCCGTCATCGGTGCGGTCGCGCAGGTGCAGCACTTCGCCCTCCAGCAAGCGCCGGGTGCGGCCCCTGCCATCGCCCACGTCATAGGCCAGGCGTCCGCTAGACAACTCCGCCACCGTCACCATGCCCCAAGGGATATAGCGAAAGCCCGCAAGCTGCCCGTTGCCGCCGCACACGATCTCGCTCAGGCCGTTGCCAGTGAGCAGGGCCGATGCAATCCAGTGTTCCAGCCAGTCGGGCCAGATCATGCCGGGATTGACGCCGCCGCGCACGATCTTGCGAAGGGGATGCGTAAGCGCCTCGACCCGGTTGCCGTCTGCATCGACGCGGTAAACCAGCGCAGGGACATAGGCGAGCGCCGTAGCGATGGCATTGGTGCAGGCCAGCACCGTGCTAAGATTTTCAGCGCAGCGCGCCGACACGCCAGCCATATAGCCGACGCCGGGGGCAAGAGCCGCCCATGACGGGTCCGCCGCGTCATTGCGACGTTCAAAGCCGAAGCGGGAAAGGATGCGATCAGCCAATGGCACGGGACACCTCCGCCAATATGAGGGCGCGGCGGCGGCGGTCGTGCATCGTGATACCGGCACGGCTCCGCAAAGCGATCTCAGTGTCGGGATAGGCAGGCCAGGACGAAACCACGCTGATCTCTCTTAGGTCGATCGTCCGCAGCGTCCGCTTTTCGCCGTGCCAGTCGTCGCCACCGCGCGGCACCTTGAAGCCGAAGGACATGCCGCCCAAGTCGTCGCGCTGCGCCAGCGCCAGCACGTCGCGCCCTGCCGCCGTGTCGGGCAGGTCGAGCGAAAAGGCCAACCCCCGGCTATCCTCAGTCAGCCGCAGGGTGCCGGAACGGGTGCGCCCCAGCACTTGCCCCTCGTTATGGTCGAGCAGCGCCAGCACGTCGCCAGCCAACGCCGAACGGAAAGCGCCAGGCGCGATCGTCTCCACGAAAGAGCCGATACGCGCCTCGCTGCCGAACAGGGCGGCATAGCCTTCCAGCCGACGCCCAGCGGCGCGCAGCTCTGTCACCGCGCGCCGTTCAAGGGGTGCCGCCCCGCCCATATTATGCGCCCACCGTGATGCCGGTCGCGGCGATGAAGGACGCGGGGCGACGGATGCCGAAGTCAACCGTGGCCATGGCGCGAATGAGCAGGTTGCCCTTGCTATAAGCGCCCTCCGCATAGGGGTTCACCAGAATGTCGAGTTGGCTCCAGACGCCGACAAGGAAGTCCCGCCAATCGCCATAGATCAGTGTGTGTTCGTCGTCGGCCACGCCAAGGTTGGACGGTGCCTGATTGCTGAACTGCACCGGCTCGCCATGGAAGGTGACGCCTACCGCGATCGGGTTGCCGTCTGCATCGCGGGTTTTCATCGCGTCCGACTTCACGCCGTTGGTGGCAAGGAAGCCGCGTGCAGTCGATACGTTGGCCAGGTCCGCAGCGCCGATCATGTTCGCGGTCGTCGTGAACAAGTCGGTATCGAACGCCAGCGTCGGCACGCCGGGGTCATTGAGGATGCCGCGCGGTTCTGCGCCGGTCCCGCTGCCATTGATTGCGGCCCGGTCGATTTCCAGGGCGATGTTGCGGGCCAGCATGTTGCGCAGGAGCTGTTCCACGTTCGGGCTGGCCTGCATGACCATGTTGCGGCTGATCTCGCTGATAGCGCCGACATGGTGCGGGGAGAGGGTCAGGCTATCGAACGTCGCGTTGCCGGTGCCCAGCGCGGAATTTTCCGCGACCCAGCCAACGGCAGGCGATCCGGTTTCGCGGGGAATTTCGACATTGCCGGTCAGGCCGGTCAGGACGGTTGCGCCCAGCGTCGTGATGACCGCGGAAGCGGTCAGGGCGTTGACGAACAGGTCAGGCCGGAAGTCGGTCGGCAGGATCGCACCGCTGTTGCTGGTCGTCTGCACGGCGCGCGTCTCGAAAATCTCGGTCGGGACATAGAAGCCCTGCGCCGGTTTGCCCGCACGCTTGGCAAGCTCTGCCTGCAATTCGATTTCGCGGCCAGCGTCCACGCCAAGGCCCGCCTTGTGGGCGATGATCCGGGTGAGCGAGAAGTTGCGCAACTCGCGGTCCAGATGTTCGTCGGTCGTGCCCGTGAGGGGTTTGCCCGGTTCGGCGCGGTCGGCTGCGTCGATCTTGCGCTGGCGTTCCAGTTTGCTTTCGAGCGCGCGCAATTCGTTCTCCGCAGCCTCAAAGCCGCTATTGTCGTCCGCCGTGTGGGCAGCGTTCATGCGAGCGACGATCGCCGCCCGCTGTTCGATCAAGTCACTCGTTTTCATGGCATTATACTTTCATGCTGGCGGGAGGCCGAAGCCTCCCGCACGGTGATTGCCTTCTGTCTCGCGACGATGGCATCGTGAGCGGGCAACGCCCGCAAGCTCGATTGTTCGCGTGCCCGTTCTCTACCTGTTCTCTGTGCGTGTAGGACAGCGAAATTAAACGTCCCCATGCGCTGCAGCGCTTCCGCAACGGCAGACGCGCCAGCGGACACCGTGGGGAGCGGCGATCTCTTCATTCCTGTGTCTCGATTTCGAAGCGGGTAATTGGTCCGCCAGCTCTTTCGACAATCTGAGCTGCCACCTGGTGACAATCGACAACGGCGAAAACAGCCTGTTTTTGCTCGATCATAAACTCGGCTAGCTGATCCAGGCTAGCGACACGGCAAACCTGCATTTCGTCTTTGCCAAAGCTGGCGAGATAACGGCCAAAGGTATGCGATGGGTGGGATGTCCGGGGTGCAAAAGTGGCTAGGATGCGCTCCTTTTCTGCGTCAGAGATTTGATCTCCGGCGAACTCATGCGCGGTATTGAATTGAGCAAACGCTGCATAGGTTGGCATCATCGCCATCGACGCGACGGTGCCCGTCTTTGAAACGTCCATCCCCGCTTCGGAAAAGAGCTTCATGACGCTAAGTCGAACCAAGTCGTCCAACTCCCACCGAGTCCATTTGCCGTCCTCCTTGGAAGCGATAATTTTGCGCCGCCGCCAATCCCGCTGCAAAGCAGTTGAGACGCCAGTGATCCGCTCAGCCTCGATCGGCGTAAACTCGCGATCAATCCGGTGACAGGTCCAGCTCATGACGTTCTCCACTGCATTCGTGAGAACTACCACGCTTTTTATAACCGTGTCAACCACCACGCTTTAAGAATGTTGCCCCCGCTCTAATGCGGGGGCAGGGGTCAATGCGCCAGCACCTCGCCGCCGGGGTCGCTAAGCATACAGCCCGGCCCGCTGGCCCCGTAGGTGAAGCGCACATAGTCGAAGGCGGTATTCACGCCATCCTCGTCGCACTGGCCTTCGGGGTCATCCTGTTCTGCCGCGTCGTCGTCCTCATCGTCCTCTTGCCCGGCAAGAATATTCGGCCCGCGCTTTTGGCTTCCGCGCATGGTGTGCCATTCGACATAGGCACCCGCGTCCTGATCGCTGATCGCGCATCCGGGGCCGCTTCCGGCATAGTCGTTTGCCATGGCAGACAACGCAAAGTCGTCCTCCAGATCGGTAGCATCTTCGCGGTCAATGTCGCCGTCCACCATGTCGAGCAGGTCAATGGCGACCGAAAGGAACGCCTCCAGCGTTTCGCGATCGTGGCGCGCATAGCGCAATAGGATGCGCTGCACGGCAGGCATGGGCGGTAGGGCGGCGGGGTGACGAATTACGGGTGCGCGCGACGGTGCGCCCGTGATAGGGGCGTGGGTAGCCATGGTCGTTCCTCCAGAACGGTTGCGGTTAGAGCCGGGCGGTCGTTGGTAGCTTCCGCTTGGCTCGTTTTCGTGTTAACGCTAATGTCATGGCCAAGTCAATTCGAGTTTACACGAAAACGCAACGGGCAGATGCGCCGGGCACTATGGTCGGCGTTCGCCTCCAGCCTGACCAACTTGCTGCGCTTGACGCTTGGATTGCCCAACGGGAGACACAGTTGTCGCGTCCAGAGGCAATCCGCGTTATACTCCGGGAGAAACTTTTATGACTATAGTGACAGTATTTCTTGGATCATCCTTTGATGGCGGGACCGAATGGGATGACTTAGATTTTCCAGCGGTTCCGCGCGTAGGTGAACATATCAGGCAAAATGGCCGCAGCGATGCAATAACCAAGGTCGAGTATTATGTTGCCCCGGACAACAAGGTATCGGTCCGTGTCCTTATTCCAGGCCATACCAAGCCGCATAGCACCTCAGCCCTCATCAGCTAAACCCACATAGGGCCGCTGCCCCGATACACCTGCGGCCCTTCGTCCCTGTCCGCCAGCCCGCACGCCATGATGGCGGTCACGATTCCGTCGATCCTATCCAGGCTCTTGGATTTCGTCGGCTTGCGATTTCCAGCCGGGTCCGTCTCCACGATGACATTCCCCGCCTGCCAGCGCATCAGCGGGTTGCCATTGTGCTGCATCCGGCCCGCCAGCACGGCGCGCTCGAACGCATCGACAGCCGGGGCATAGCTTTTGAAGCCCGGCACGAACTCGACCATGGGCAGGTCTATCCCTTCGTCGGATAGCAGCTTGCCCAAGTCCTCAAAGCGCCAGCGATCGAAGGCAATGCCCTTCACGTCATAGGCTTGCCGCACGTCCGCCAGCCGCCGCGCGATCGCCACCCGATCGGTCGCCCGGCCTACGGTGCGCTCCATGAAACCATCATCGGCCCAGCGGTCATAGGGCACCCGGTCGCGCTCCACCCGTTCGCCTATCGTGTCATGCGGCACCCAATGCCAGGTGAGCAGCTTGCCATGATCAGGGAACCATAGCGAGAAGGCGCACAGATCGCGCGTGCTGGATAGGTCGAGTCCGCCATAGCAGGCCTGCCCCTCCAACTCGATCGGGTCGAACGGTTCGCCATTGGCATCCCAATCCGCCTGTTCGATGAAACGGCCCTCTGCGGCAATTCTTTGGTTGAGGTTGAGCAGCCGGAACGATGGCGCGAAGGATGGCGAGCGCATCGCCCGCGCCGCTGCGTCCGCAAATTGTTCTTCGTTGAGGAAAGCGCCCAGCGCCGGGTTCGCCGCCATCCACGCCGCACGATCGTCCAGCGCGCAATCATCCGGGGCACTGTGAAGCTGCACATAGGTCGTCGGGTTCGGCTCCGCGTCCAGCATCTCCGAAAAGAAATGCAGATCGTCCGCTGCCTGCGTGCTGATCGTCACGCCCAACGCCGATGCCCGCTTGCCCATGCCGGTCGCCAGATTGTCCCAAAGCTCGCGGGAGCGCCATTGGGCCACCTCGTCGGCAATCCAGAATGACGGGGCCAGGCCATGCGCCTTGCGGGCGTCGGACGTAAGCGCGCGCCAGATGGATTGCGATTCCTCGTCAATGATCTCCTTGTGCCAATCCTTGATATTCACCCGCGCCGCCATCCATGGCACCGCCTCGATATAGGCCCGGCACATGCGGAAAAGGACGCTGGCCTGTTCGCGGTCCAGCGCGGCGGCATAGCACTCGCCATAGGGTTCCTGCATCGGCCCTAGCAGGTGCGCCAGCGACAGGCCCGCAAGGATCGCGGATTTGCCGTTGCCGCGCGCCACGCTCAGCGCCGCCAGCCGCACCCGGCGCTTGCCCAGGTCGTCAACGTCGCCATAGATGCCGCGCACGAACTGTTCCTGAAAGTCGAGCAACTCCATCGTTTCGCCCGCCATCAAGCCCGACACGATCGGCAGGGTTCGTAGGAACGCCAGCACCTGTTCGGCCTGCGGCATCCCGTCCTGTTCCCAAGGATGCGACACGATGGCGGGTGCCGCCGCAGCCGCCGCTTTGAGCCTGCCCGCACCGGGGCCGCGCTTACCCATTTCGGTTGTCCTTTGAAACTAATTGAGTCTGTGTGTTGGGCGTCGGTCCCTTGGCATCAGCCCTGAGCGATTTTCCACGCCAAGGATGATCGGGGTCGAGCGGCCACCCGTTCACATCGCAGCCCTTGCGTGGTCGGTTGCTCTTGATCGCGCCTGCCTCAGTGCCCCGCGCCGTCTTTGCGCCGTGGCAGGGGCCGCAGTAAGAGGCCAAGCCATCATGTCCAGGGAAGGCAGGTCCGCCGTCGCTGATAGGCACACGATGATCCACGGTGTTGGCACGGGTGAGCCTGCCCATAGCCTCGCACCCCTCACAGGTCGGGAAGCGCGACAGGTGTGCCAGCCGCAGGTCGCGCCATGTCGTCGTGTTGTAGGGCCATGCTGCCATCACTGTTTCTCCAATTGTCGGGCAAGGCGCTGCAATGCGCGCTCGATCTCGTGCCGGTTCTCAAAGTAGCGTTCGGGGTTGCGCCAGTCGGGGGAGAGCCTGCCGATTTCCCGCGCAAGCTGGCGTGCCGTGAAAGCGGGTGCGGTCATTGGTCCGCCCCTTCGTCCGTGCCCCAGTCGATTTCTTCATCATCATGGTCTGGCGCGGCGGACCCATGGGCCGCGCCGGATATATTTATATATGGGGTGTGTGCTTTCGGGGGTCGTCGGGAGGTCATCGGCACGTCATCGGACGGTGCCATCGGCACGTCATCGGAGAGGTCATCGGAAGTCCGGCGAAGCCCGATAATGTCCTTTCCTTCGCCACGATAACGCCCGACCACGCCACGCTCGATCGCCGCAATTCGATAGAGCCGGTCCATCGCACCCTCCAGACGAGCACGCCCGATGCCTTTGCTTTCCGCCATATCAGCGAACTCTTTTGGCGCATAAGTCCGGCTAGCCTTGCTTTCTGAAACGGCGCGTTCCTGCCTGTTGCGCGCGTCCAGGCACGCGAGGAAAATCGCGTTGTCGGCATTGGCTCTGGCGATTGCAGCGATCTCCCGTCCAGTGTCAGCGGGCAAGTCGCGTTCGCGCACAAGTGCGAAGTCGTGCCAACGGAAGCTGATTTCCTCCCCCGCGCGTGCATAGTTTGCCTTGCCCAAAGACATGCGCCGCACGTCTGCATCGGCATCGTCTGAACGCTCCAGTAGCACTTGCGAGCGAACAGCATTTAGCCAAGCCGTCGATCCCGAATAACTGTCTCCGCTCTTATTGCGGTGCGCGATCAGCAGGATCGTCACGCCCAAGTCGCCGCACAATTGATATAGCAGGTTGATAAAGGCCGTGACTTGGCCGCGATCATTTTCATTGCCCGCGAACAGGTGCGCCACGTTGTCGAGTGTCACCAGCTTTGCGCTGGTCTGTTCGATCGTTGCCCGCAACAGCGCATAGGCTGGTGCCGAGCGCAGCGTGCCATCATGGTCGAACGTCGCCAGCTCGTTATTCATTCGCCCGCGCAGACTGACGATGTGCAGCCGTCCGGCGAGATTGTGGACCGTCGTGCCAATCGCTTCCGCGATCTTGGCGAGCCGCCAATGATTTTCGCGGTTATCGTCCTCTGCCGTGATGTAGAGCGCGGGACCGGGTGCGACGTCCATTCCAAGGAATTGCCGTCCTGCCGCCGCGCACGCACTTATTTGCAGCGCCGCCGTGGACTTGTTCGTGCCGCCGTCGCCCGTGACGATCACCACGTCCTCGCGCGGGATGAAAGGGGCCATGACGAACGCCTTTGGCGTCGGGGCCGTGTTAGCCCAAAGCGACAGATCGGCCAGCTCGAACGTCTCGACAGGCTTGTTCATCGCAGCCTGCACCAGCGCACGCAGATCGTCCGCCGTGCCTGTCCAGTCGATAATATCGCCCTTGGGCGGGAGGCCGGGCAGGTCCAGCACTATCGGCCTCCCGCCAGCCGCCACTATGTCCCGCCGTGCCCGTTCCGCGAAGTCGCGGCCAGGTTCGTCATTGTCGGGCAGGATGATGACCGTGCGGCCCGCCAGCGCGTCGGTATAGCCCTTGCGCCATCCCTTCGCGCCGAACGCTACCGCCGTTGCCGTGAAGCCCCACGACGCCAGCTTGTCGGCTTTACGCTCGCCCTCGACAAGATAGACAGGCTTCGCGGGATCGGCTGCAATGTCGGGCAGGCGGTATAGCACCCGGTCCATATCGCCCAGGCCATTTGCCCAGCCGCGCCCCTGCACCCGCTCAGCAACGAAACGCTTGCGCTCGCCAGCCTTTTCTTTGCGCACGGTGCGATAGAGGATCGTGCCGTCTGCATCGGCATAGTCATAGGTGCCGGTGACGCGCCAGCTATCGCCCTGCGGCTCGAATCGGGGAAGCACGCCCTTGGCGCGCAACTCGTCCTTGATGGCCAGCGGGTCGCCGCCGTTCTGCGAATGGATAAGCACGCCGTCCGGTGCGCCGGGAACGATACTTGCCCAGCTTCCCCGGTCCTTCGCGCTATGGCCGGGCGTCGGGAATATGGCGCGGTTGCCGGTGACTTCGCCACCCATGGCCGCAGCGATCTTGCCCAGCTCGCTCATTGCGAAGCCCTCCCATGGCTGGTAGGGTTGCGCTCGCCATTTGCCCCGTAGCTCTTGGTTCCCGCCCTCGTATCGGTTGCCGCCGATGCGGGGGCATTTTTATGCCTGGGGGGATCGGATTGGTTTTCCCTTAAGCCGCAAGCTTTTGATATGAATAGGGCCGGTTTTCCCCGCCCATCGCTCTGAAACGCCGCAACTGCTGGGTTTCGCCATTTTGATTGGCGATGGCACGAGAGAACCAGGAACCCTCGCCGGACAAGGGCAGGACGGGCAACTGGACCAGCTGAAACCGATCGATCATGAAATCGAACAGGCGAATTTCGTCGGGGTGGACGACATCTTCTGCGTCATGGAGAACGACCGCCTTATAGCGGCGTCCTAACTGCGCTTCGTCGGCCAGCATCGCGCGCCACAGCACGTTGAGGCAGTCCGCCTTTGTGCTGGGGCCGGGCAGCGGATTGACGCCGACCACCACGCGCGGGTCGCCCTCGGCCACAGCGGCGATGGCGTCGATCGTATCGGGATCATTGGGATAGGTGCCGACGAAGATGCGATAGTCGGCATCGCCCCAGCAACCGAGCGCATGGGTCAGCATCGGACCGATCACCTCGACTTCCTTCCACGCCGGGATGAAGATGGCGATCCTGCCCGGACTTGCCGAAGCAGGCAGTGTAGCCGTCGTCATGCGGGGATAGCGGGCGTAGATGACAAGATCGCGCCACATCCGGCGTGACAGGAACAAGATGTCGATGAGCAAGTCGTCAATCCCGCCTATGGCGAGGCCGACGACGGCGAATAGCAGGATTTCATGATGCAGGGTCGCAAGGAAAGCGACCGCCATGTCCCCCAATTTCCCGCCCTTCCCCTGCAAGCGTGATGCAGGATGCCATTGGCGCAGGGGGATGCCAACCCTTTTTACTGTGCGTATCCGGGACGTTATCCCTAACCATCATGGCTGCCTCGCGATCGCGCCTGTTTGGCCGATGGTTGAATGGGCCAGGTCGCCTGTCAATTGCGTCGAATGGCGTGTCGATACTCTACCGCTTACTTCGCGATGATCGCCGACCGTGATATAAGCTGAGTCGCTGCTTCTGCCTATTCCTTGCCAGAGCAGCCAATCGACCAGTCTCATGCAAAGAGAGGACGGCGACATGACTAGGGAGACGGATATCAATTATTTGCTGCATCGGCAGCAAATGTCCCTGATCCGGGCGCAAAGCTGCCCGTCGCGTCAGGCACGTATCGCTTATGAAAATCTGGCGCGCGGTTATATCGACCAGGTGGATGCCTATCGACGGCGCAATGAAAGCATGACCGGCCGGGCGCATTGAGGCTTATCGTCGTTTGAGCAGCCGCTCGATCACGAGATGATAGTCTTCATCGTCCCGGCACTCCTGTTCCAGAACCGCCTTGATACGGTGAAGTTCGGTTTCGGTCAGATGTTCGATGCCGATGAAATCGTTGCGGGCGTTGTCGACAGCGCGGATCAGTTCGTCCAGCTTCGCCTGTATCGCTGACCCATCGCGATTTTGCGCATTCTGGATCAGGAATACCATCAGGAAGGTGATGATGGTGGTTCCGGTATTGATGACCAATTGCCACGTATCGGAATAGCCGAAAAGCGGGCCGGTCGTCAGCCAAATCAGGATTGTGGCACTGGCCAGGATGAAGGCCAGCGGCTGGCCGGTCCAGCCGGCGACGCGATGGGAAAGCCGGGTGAATATCCTGTCCATTTGCCTCTGCTCCCTTATGGCGCGCGATGACCATTGCGCCGGTCATCGCCTGTTGCCATCAGGGGCGGATGACCGCCATCCTCTTTCGCCCCTTGACCGTCGCGCTGTGCCTTCTGCTGCCCGCCTGCGCCAGCCTTTCGCCCGAATCACGGCTGCGCGCCGGATTGGTCGAAGCCGGTTTGGCGCCCAAGCTGGCGGGATGTATGGCCGAAAAGATGACTGACAGGCTCAGCCTCACACAGTTGCGCCGACTGCAATCGCTGGCGTCGGTCCGCAAGTCGCACATCGGGACGCTTGGCGTCGATCAATGGCTGCATAAGGTGCGCGCGCTCGGCGATGCGGAGATATTTTTGGTGACGAGCAAGGCGGCTGTGGGCTGCACTTTTTAACGCCGATTTCGCAATATTTTGGCCGAGGGCTTCGCAAAGGTTTTGCAATTTTGCAAAGTCGTTTTGCGAAATCACTCTGGCCATCAAAACAGGCCTGTGCTTTATCCGTCGCACCACGGTTCGACGGAAAAGGACGGCAAGCCCCATGAATATTCATGAATATCAAGCCAAGGAATTGCTCGCGAAATATGGCGCGCCGATCGCGGCTGGCTACCCCGCTTTCTCGGTCGAAGAGGCCGTCGAAGCCGCCAAGAAGCTGCCTGGGCCACTCTATGTCGTGAAGTCGCAGATCCATGCTGGTGGCCGTGGCAAGGGCAAGTTCAAGGAACTTAGCGCAGAAGCCAAGGGCGGCGTGCGCCTGGCCTTCAACCTGGACGAGGTCAAGGCCCACTCGACCGACATGCTGGGCAATACGCTGGTGACGATCCAGACCGGTGATGCCGGCAAGCAGGTCAACCGTCTTTACATCACCGACGGCGCGGACATCGACAAGGAATTCTACCTCGCCCTGCTGGTCGATCGTGGCAGCAGCGAAGTCGCGTTTGTCGTGTCGACCGAAGGCGGCATGGACATTGAGGAAGTCGCCCATTCGACGCCTGAAAAGATCCACAGCTTCTCGGTCGATCCCGCCACCGGCTTCATGCCGCATCACGGCCGTTCGATCGCCGCGGCGCTGGGCCTGACCGGTGACCTCGCCAAGCAGGCATCGAAGGTTGCTTCGTCGCTTTACGCCGCGTTCCTGGATACCGATGCCGAGCAGATCGAAGTCAATCCGCTGGCGCTGACCAAGCAGGGCAATTTGCTGGTACTCGACGCCAAGGTCGGCTTCGACGGCAACGCCATGTTCCGTCACAAGGATATCGCCGAACTGCGCGACCTGACCGAGGAAGATGCCGCCGAAGTCGAAGCCTCCAAATATGACCTCGCTTACATCAAGCTGGACGGCAATATCGGCTGCATGGTCAACGGCGCTGGCCTCGCCATGGCGACGATGGACATCATCAAGCTGAATGGCGAATTCCCGGCCAACTTCCTGGACGTTGGCGGCGGCGCCACGACCGAGAAGGTGACGGCGGCGTTCAAGATCATCCTGCAGGATCCGGCCGTGAAGGGCATCCTGGTCAACATCTTCGGCGGCATCATGAAGTGCGACATCATCGCCGATGGTATCGTTGCAGCGGCCAAGGAAGTGAACCTGTCGGTTCCGCTGGTGGTTCGCCTGGAAGGCACCAATGTCCAGCAGGGCAAGGATATTCTCGCGGCTTCGGGCCTGGCCATCGTCCCCGCGGACGACCTGGGCGATGCGGCACGCAAGATCGTGGCGGAAGTGAGGAAGGCAGCCTGA